CGTGAGTGTTTTACGCGCATTGTCAGAGCAAATAGGAATCGCTCCATTAAGTACATAACCGCAAGTTGCCTAGTTTAGCAGGCATATACGGTTTGTGTCATGCGTGGAGGGGTACCCGAGATGCCCAAGGAAATCTGGCTCCCAAGTCGATGGCCGACATACATGCTAGGGATAAGGAAGAGAATATCTATAGTGAAAGTTTCACTACTGCTCTTCCAGCTTCCCACGATTCAGCATGTGCAGATTTCAAAGATTTATCGCGTATTGTAACGCGGAATCTGTGTCATGCCAGCATGATCTACGACGGGGAAGACGGGATGCGTCAAGCTACCTTCAATGCTTTCTTCATTTGTTCGAATGTTGCCATTATGCCACAACACATGTGGACCGTTAGCGATAGTTTTAAATCGCAATTTGTACGCCATGATCGAACTAAGATCGGCGGAAATTTTACGGCATATGTAAGTTGGAAGCATTCTGTACACATACCTGGTACTGATTTGTGCCTGGTGTGGGTGCCCAATGGCGGTGATTGGCGTGATTTGTCTTGTTACCTTCCCTTGGATCGCATCAAGAACAATATGTTCTTCCGGTTGCCTGGGATCTTGACCTACCGTGATGTGGAAGGTCATGTGAAAACTTCCAACGCTGGTTTAAAATACCAGATGACCGCCAACGACATTGAGTTCTATGGCGCTACGTATGAGTTGGATTTTAACACATTTCAAGGTCTCTGCATGGCCCCTGTTGTTACCCAGACAAAAGCCCCCGTGATTGGCGGTTTTCATCTGGGAGGCTACAACGGCAAACCCGGTGGATGCTGTGGACTTCTGCTGAAACGTGATTTCGACGCCGCATTGGAGAAGTTGAAGGCAATTCCTTCTGTGATGCTTGGTATGAGTTCTGGAACCATGCCCACTGAGCAATATGATAAGCAGTTTTTGATATCTCGGGACATCCATCCCAAGAGTCCTGTCAATTTTCTGCCGCCTGATTCTAATTGTTTGGTGTACGGCTCATGTATTGGACGTGCCACGTATTACTCGAAGATCGTCAAGACTGCTATCTCTGATGGCGTTGAGAAAGTCTTTGGAGTGGCAAATAAGTGGGGACCTCCCCACTTCCATGTGCATCCTTGGCATACCTCTTTGTCTCATGCAACGAATCCTTCCATTGGTGTCGAAGGACACTATTTGGACTGGGCGATGGACGACTATTTAGCCCCCATTATTGATTTGTTGAAGAAGATACCAGAACTAGCCGAGCAATGTCGCCCACTTAGCCGCATGCAGAATCTCGCTGGTATAGATGGCAGACGTTTTATTGACGCCATCAAACGAGCGACTTCTATAGGTTTTCCTCTTTCTGGAGCCAAG